GTTTATGAGGACTTGTGGTTTCTTGTTTGACATGCGAGATAGGTTTCCAATTGGTGACAGTTATTGTTACTTCTTCTGTTACCTGTTCAACCTTAGTTGCTTCATCCACATAATCCCAATCAATTCCATCCGAATAGTCACGAGTTGTATCAACAACCCAATGACCAACAAGCTCTTCTGGATTGATAGCTAGTTTGAATTCATCAACCAACTCTTGCGCCAAATCTGAATACACTTCTGCAAGTAACTTAACATTACACGTAGAGTGTTTTGCAAATTCCTCACTTAAAGTGTCGCAATCATCGAACAGGTACTTTAAAAACTCTTTAAATTCAACACTGCACATATTCAACAGTGCTGCTTTCAATTGTACAACATCAGACATTGGATTCTCCTTATGTCAATTAAACGCCAGTGGAGCCGAAGCCTTTGTCACCACGTTCTGTGTCAGACAATTCGTCAACCCAAGTGTATTGGATTTGCGGAGCGCGCTGGATTTGGATTTGTGCAATACGCTCACGAGGCCCAACAGTGTAAGGAACACCTGAGTCATTATGCAAACGTACAGCCAAGTTGCCACGGTAATCCGAATCAAGAATACCTGTACAATTAGACAAACGGATACCAGATTTGAAGCCATGACCAGAACGAGAGTAAGCTTTAAGCTGATAACCTTCTGGAACTTCGAACTGCAAGCCTGTGTCAAACACAACCGCTTGGCCCGGATAGATTACAACAGCTTCTTCATTGACGCCGCAAACATCTGATGCAGCAGCACCAGAACTTGCGTAGAAAGGAAGTTGAGCAAGTGGGTGAACTTTACGAACACCAACTACAGGTAAATTTTTACAACACATAACAAGCAACATCCTTGAAAGTTTTAATCATACGTAGAAGGTCAGCAGCTTGACGTTTTTCTTCACCGTCAAACACAGTCATATCACAGGACATACGTTTTGGCGTATTTGGCAGGTAGAGGTAGTTACGAGAATCGCCCGCGAAATCAAAACCATCTCGATGCAGACGAACAACAAGCACAGCATCGAAGCAGGAGTCAATACACTCCACTTCATCTGGGAAACCACCATCGGGATATATGACAGTAATGCTGCTATCCAAATTCCCGTAGAGTTCTTCCACACGAGCAACTTCCACCTTGCCAAAGTAGTCACTACCTTCTCGAGGTTTGTAAATATCTTCGGAGACATGAATGAGTGCTTGACGAGGTGTTCTTCCGCCCAAACCGGCCAAAGACGTCGAGTCTTTAAGACTACGGTCAGAGGCATAATGGATAAACTTATCCAAATCAATCTGAAAATGTTTAGCAGTATGTTCATAGAGAGCATCCTTAAATTGGTGCTTCTTAACATCGACACTCAAACCGCAAACAAGATTTGCTAGAGTGTCTTTGCCACAGCCAGGCGGGCCATTCAAGACCACGCCAATTTTAATGTTAGTCAAGGGATTCTTCACTCTTGTCTGTACGAAGTCGAACCAAAGAAGGGAAGCGGAACTTACCAGCTTCTGTAACTTCACGGTATCGAACTTGGATGATTTTACCAATCAATTCATGACGATGCTTCCACAGCCAATCACGAATATTGGAGTCTCCTACAATGCCGTGGTCTTGAAGACAATCTTCAACCATAGAACCAGCAGAACCATAGTTAGTTGCGATTGAGCCACACTTACCTTTGTTTTTGTTAGTGCCTTCTTTGAAGCCAGTAACTTTTACATCAGCATATTTATATGGTACAATCTTCCACCAAAGGATACGACCTTTCTTATCCTTGCAACGGACGATTAAGCCTTCATGACCAAGCTCACGCATTTTAAGCATCAGTTGCTCAAGCTTTGCATTGCTTGGGTTATTAGCCCATCCCAAGTAAAGACGTTTATCGATGAAACCGTCCGTCAACTCGTACACATTTTCTTGAGTTAACGGAATTTTTGGTTTTTCGGTTGTCGTTGAAAGTAAAGACGAAGTTTCGTTCCAAGAGTTTCGGAAGATTTCAGCATCTTTAAAATCAAGATGGTCAAGATGAGGGAGCGGCTTTGAATTCCGCGACCAGACGCGCCCAGCCTTGTTTTTAATCGCTCGTATTCCATCAATTTTGATGTAAATCTCGCAACGACCTTTGAGTGTACAACTGTCGTCTTCCCAGTCATGGGCATGAGCCTTTGTATAAGATGTTCCGTCGTCCAATGTCTTGATAGTCATTGCGGGATAACCTTCTTAAGATATTCACGGACAAGCCTTGCTCGACCGATTTTTGTTTTTGGGATTGGGTCGAATTTTGCTGCTTTACATTTTGCAATTTGTTCTGCATCAGGCAGCTTGCGAAAAGCAATAACTTTCTTCTCAATGATTGCGTCGCGTTTGGACACCTTTTGGACTTCCATATACGTGACGATGCCATGGCATTCGTGGCAAAGTAGTTCCAAGTCTTCTGGCTGAACCAGTAGCAAGTTTTCAATAAATGCCTGCAACTTGGATAGGTCACTGAGTCCACCAACTTGTTTCTTGTGGTTTACTTCAATGTCTTTGAGTTTCTTTAATTGGCCACACTCCTCACACTGAATATGGAAGATTGGATGCTTCTTCCCAGTCTTAGGGTGCGGAACCATTAACGTAACTCTTTTCTTTCTCAACAGCTCAAGCTTACTCGGATGCTTGGCCCACAGTCTACGTAAAGCAGATTGCAGCCAAGCTGTAAACTTAGCTTCCGTTCCACAATATCCATACATGACGTTTTCAAATCCGACTAATGCCGAAGTGATAACTTAACTAACGTGGTCGTGCGGAATTAATTCTTTCGTTTTCAAATCAAATTTGTCAACAATTCGTGGGTTGTAATGCCACATACGAACCAATGTCCCTTCGTCTACCATGTTTGCCATATATAGCAATCGGCCGTTTGTGAGAAGATTTTCGTTCCAACCATCACCAAACCGCAATAAATATTGGGTTTGAACGATACTTAAGCCTTCGGCATATGAATTAATATGCGACAGCATTTCGTATGCAGCAATTGCACCTACTCCGTCACGTTTCATATACTCTTGACCGCACTTGGCACCGGACTTGTAGACTTTCTTTTCACGAATTCCACAACCGATAATACCATCAGTGCCGTCACCAGTTAACAACTGCCATAAGAAGAACTTGGCACCTGTACCTTTGACTTCTTTCTTTTGGCGACCTTTACTATCAGTTTTGATAATAACTTTCAGCTCGCCGAAACCAGACAGTGGGATAATTTTCTCACCTTTGTCTTTGGTTTCCCAGCGATACATAAAGATTTTCGCCCCGTTTCCAGTTGGATTAGTGTTCCCAATCTGAGCCAAATCTTTATCCAACGAAGCAATGTAAACTTCATCGTAATCATCGCGAATACCTAAAAACTTAAGACTTTTGATTACGCCACGCTTACCCATTTCCATTTCATATTTGAAACGGCTTAGTGCGGCGCATAAATCATCAGCTTCAAGACCATCCATCTTGAGACCATCCCAACACGTCATAAGATGTGCTTTGGCATTCTTCAAGTTTTCTGGTCGCCAGACGCCATCACGGTTTGCCTTGTATTCAGGGAACAGTGTGTGTCGCATATTTGAATCGCCAGATATTAAACAAATAGTATCTGTCGCCAGTAGACGGTCAGACATGTATTTCATCTTCGCATCCATTGAAGAAACAATCTTAGCAAAATTGATATCTTCGGGTTCTTTACCGTACTCTTCAGCAGCAGCATGGGAGAAAGCAACCATGTCACCATCAACGAGTAGGAGTATTCTCTTCTTAACCATCTTTGATAAGACCTTTCAAAAAGAGGGAGTACCAATTGTGATACTCCCTTTATTCAAATTGAATAATTAACGTCTACTCAACGTAGCGTCTTTTAATTCATTAGAATGGAATTGCACCGCCAGCAGGAGCTTCGCCTTGGGCAGCTTCACGAGCAGCTTTCTGTGCAGCAAGTTCAGCAGCAAGAGCAGCGTCAACTTCAGCTTCGGAAGCTTTGTTCTCTAGTGGGGCATTTGCATTACCGGTAGGAGTAATACCTAACAGCTTCTGCAATGCAGAGCCGTCGAATTCCAAGTTGGCCAAAATGCGGTTCTTGATTGCATAAGGCTTGTCGCCGCCTGGAAGTTTACCAAACACTTCAACATCAGGATTACCCAAATCGAAGAAGATAGTTGGGTTAATTAAACCACGAGCAGCTTTCTTTTCTTTGGATTTCATTGAAGTGAAGCTGGTAATTTTGTTTGCAACTTGACCAGCGTTGTCACCAGCTTTCTTGGTGTACTGAGACAAGTTTACAGTCAAAGCTTCACCCAACAGTTCGTGCAATTGCTTGGCTGGATGCCCTTCAATTGGTGGAACAGCGGCAGGGTTTGCAGGTACTTCAAACGCATCAACAGCAGTCATGAACTTGAAGATGTGTGAACGGTCGCCCATGTAACCATCAGGGTTATAAGTGAATTCGAAATCAAACCAACGTGGTTTGTCTTCCAGATTCTTGGCCATCATTACGCCTTCATCTTCGTCAGGGTCTTGAACCATGACGTAAGTACCATCTTCATTGGTTTCTTTCATATACTCGTCGAGCAATTCAAAAGTACCAAGAAGTTTGTACGCAGGTTCAGGATATTGGCCAGAACCCGGCTGTTTGCCTAAGTCGATAAGGCGTACTAAACGAGCTGGATAACCACCCGCTTCTAACAGTGGTGCTTTAGAGGGTGCTTTGCCAGAGTCTTTAGTAGGTGCAGTAAATAGTGCCATGTTTTGTTTCTCTCTTTAGAAAATTTTGTTACGATTATACAACCAGCATATTTAGAATGAACCCAAAGCTCACCAGAACTTGGACTAACTCAACTGGAGATTTTGTTGCTGATACCGCAGTTTGGATATCTTTCTTGTGCTCGACAAGTTCAGGGTCATTCCAATCTTTGGTCACGTGCTCTTCAATGAACGCCATTACAGCGTCCTTTGCAAGAACTGTTTCGTTGGTTGAGAACATATGCATCTCACCCATTTCGTTGTCAAACAACGCATAAACAATCTGTTTCATTAGTGAATCTCTGCATAGTTAGTACCGAATTGAACATCACAAGCAACGTCGCGGTTCAGTTTAAGAATTGCGTTTGTGCGAGACATAGCCTCAACACCAACTAATTCCCGCCAAAGTTCACGGTTGCCTTTACGAACTTGCAGAATCAATTCGTCATGGAATTGCCCACTAAGTTTAGGGTCACGGTTGTATCGTTCGTTACAGATTGCAATAACTTCATTACACCAAACATCGAATACATACGAACCAGTGCCTTGACACAGAGTTGAGAATCTGTCTTTGTCAGAACGAAGAGAATACCAGAAACCGTTGATTGGGTTTTGTTGCCACATCTGGCCATCGATGTTTTGAACAATAGTATTCTTTGCAACTTCCTTGATTGACCAGTTCAATTTCCAATATGCTGCATGCAATGCTTCACCTTGTTTAAGGTCACACTTTGCTGCACGTGCAATAGTTGGAGCACCTGCGCCATACTGACACGCATAGTTTGTTGTCTTGAACTGAGGACGAAGTTTACACTTCTCAATACCATCTTTATGGAGCTGAGAAATTTCCTCTGTGATAAAACCACCAGCCACACCAATTGCAAGGTGCGCATCGTAGTCAGGAGCAAGCTGCTTCTTGACATATTCAGGGTCGTATTTCCATTGGAAGTGGTGTTTACAACGGTCTTCAAGCGAGGACAAATCCGAACCAAGCTCTTCGTGGTCGTCATCTTCTGCAAGTAAACAACCACGCAGTTCAGCACCACCAAACACACGGTCTGATGGAATATTCACTAGGCCACGGTGTTTAAGTCGAAGTGTGTTAGTAAGTCCACCACACTCAGCAATTAAGAACCCTTCATCATCAACATTTTTCAGCCAGTTCTTGGCAATTGATACGCGGTTCTTAATAACACCCAAGCCAATTAAATGCTCGATACCCTTGTCAGGATATTCTTCTGCTAAGTCTTTAATACTCTGGCAGATATCTGGATTGTCGTCTTTATCTTTGGTTGTGATTTGTGGAATCTCACGACCTTCACCTGTTTCCTTGTTACGAACATATTTGAACGTTTGAGGAACCCAACCAAGACTAAACAACCAATCCTTAATTTGTGATGAAGAGTTTGCATTTGGTGGCTTATCTTCAATACGCAATCTGATTACTAAGTTTGGTTCTTTCCAATCGTAACCATTTGCATCACAAAGTGCTTTCCACTTTGCACCAGTTGCCGAAATAACACCATTTGCTTTGTGCGTTTTCGCTGGACGTTCTTTAAGAACATATTGTTTTACAGGTGGCATTGATGCCTCTAATGCATCCACCTTTACAGCAATCATTGGCTCCCAATCAGCAAGGAATTTTTGCAGCTTAGGAATATCAAGACGCCATTTTGTTCTTTGCTGAATCACCTGTTGACGAGCTTTGCTCATTAGGTAATCAGTGAAGCGACGAACTTCCGCTGGCGTTTTATAAATTGCCAACATCTGTGAATATTGTTGCTCAAAGAGTTTCATTTGAATACGACAGTCCTGCATTACGCGGAAGTCATAATCCTCTTGAGTCTGATTTTCCCAGTCGTCAATTACTGGTTTAGGAACACCAAATTCTTCGCCGTAACCTTCCAAACCATGTTTTGGTCTGCGTGGTTGAAGATACCAAGACCAATACAAAGTATCGATGATGGTAACTTTAGATACATCATATCCAAGAAACGAAAGTGCCTCTTTGTCAAACACCATACCATTGTGCATAACAAGAGTAGGCCCAGTATCCAAGAAAGCCTGAATCTCTTTGCGCTTAGTCCATTGAAGACAAGTTTCTTCTTTGGTATTTACATCAATGAAACCAAGGTTGTGCAAGCGTGGATGTTTTCCAGCTTTCAGTTGTTCCATCATTTGACGAAGTAGGCCAGTTGTTTCAATGTCGGCAGCATACACATTTTCCCACGGATAAATCATTTCTGTCTCCATCTGGGATGTTATAGGTTGGGAGCAGTGACAGGCCTGTATTCAAGCAGGGAGTATGCTCCATCTTTTTATTGGTGCGGGCCTTTCTTATTAGAAAGTTGCACAATTTCTTTTGTTTCAAACAGTGAATCATCCCAATGTTGTTGGATGATACGACCTGAATGACTTTCATAGTATGTTTTGAACGCTTCTGTTTTACCAGATTTACGAGCCTTAATACCACGAATGATTGAACAGTTTGGGTCAACTGCTTGGCTGTTACGTTCGAAGCCCAACATGAAGTGTGAATACTTCGATGCTGCACGTGAACCAGTAAAGTCGCCTTTCTTAATACGACCACCATCCTCGTGAGGACGTTGACCTTTAGGAACTGGGTTTAAGTGAGATAAGTCCAAAATGGCGAACTGATATTGTTCAGACAGTTTTGCTTGGTCTGCATAAAGCTTGCCAAGGAAGTCGTTCTTCTCTGATGCTGAAATACCTTCCGACAGAATAGTTAAGTTGTCCAGCACGAACATATCAATGTCAGGCCCAATTTGACGCAGGATAGTTTTCATACCCTCCCAAGTCTCATACGGGTCTTCACCTTGTTGGCGTCTATCCCAGATTTCCATATTCTGTAGAAGTCTGCGACAAGTTGCATTAAACTTTGCTTCATCAAAACGAGGGTCTTGTCTGAATTTTGGCTCCCAATAAGGAAGTCCATCCTGCAAACCGGCCATACGTAATAATGTCTCTTGTGGAGTTTCCTCCATGAAGCAAGTTAAGATTCCCCAATCATGCTCTACAATATTATGCTCTGCAATTTGACGAGCTAATGTTGTTTTACCACCACCTTCTGAACCACCAATCGTGGAGATTTCACCACGTCGTTGACCGAAAGTCATTTCGGTTAGTTTAGTCCAAGGTAGTGATGCACCCTCTGGAATCTCATCATCGAGTTCCATCAGGAGTTGTTCTTTATCTACCAACGCTGTTGGAAGAGGTCGCGCTGCGCGGAATATTACAGCATCACGAGTATTCTTTAACATACCGCGTTTAAGGCAGTCGTTGGCATCATTGGCTGGAAGTTGGGCAATCATTGCTCCAGGAAGTAAGCGGCATGCTTCTCTTGCAGCTTTCTTTCCTGGCTCGTCGTTATCAAATACGATAACAACTTCTTGCCAGCGTTGCTTTATTTCTTCTGCCTTTCTCGACAAACATTTATGAACAGAATCGCTCCCGTCAGATAAAGAAATGATTGCGAAATCAAGTTCTTCATAAGCGCTGCCACGGTTCATTGTTCTCATGATTTGTCGAAGAGCAATCATATCCTCTTCGCCCTCTGTGATGTACAGAGTTTTGCCACCAATAGACTTGGCATGCTCCCAATTGTATGGGTCATTATCTTGAGTATCGCCCACACTCCACATGATTTTCTTGTCTAGAAGTTTAATCTTCCATCGAACAAGTTTACCTTCGCGAGTATAACCGTGAGCCAAAGCGTTAGGAGTAACGCCGTCGAACTCAGAAACAAGTAAGCGTACACGAGCATCTTGCCAATACTGCTTCTCAATTGAGCGATGCGAATCGAGGTCGAACAAGCGACAGGATGTAATTTCATTTAATTCTTCCTGAATTTCTTCTGGAGTCTTGACATGAATTTCATCTGGGTTTGGTGGGTTTTCCCCATAAGGGTCGCGCACCGGAAGTGAACAAGCAAAACAGTATCCAGAGAACCACCGTTTTCCATCTTCTTCGTTAAGCCAGACTTGCACTGACCTTCCCGAAGTTGATTTACAATTGGGAATGTCGTGTTTAATCTTGGCAATACACTGCTTTACTTGCATGTCATTAATCCTGTTTGGTCAAAGCTTTCCAGCAAACAGGGAACAGCTTAGACATTATTTTGTTAAGTTCTTCCGCAAACAAACGTGCTTCTAATTGCGCGTGTTCTGTGGAGCGTTGATTGTAGACAGATGCCCAGCCGTACAACGAACCAGTCCAAATCCACTGTGTTTGCATGCCAAGTGGGAGAACCATTCGTGCTTGTTCTGGAGCAACTCCTAAATCAATTAATTCCTCATAGTGAGAAATAGACTTTTTGTACGCAGCTTCGATACAAGCTGTAGCGGCGTGGCCAAGGGCAGCATCGTCAGTTGGTTTAGCCGACTCTTTCATAAGGCTTTTAGGGCGCTCAAGAATTACATCAGGCACGTAGCAGTGAATGTCGATAGCGTCGCCATCTTTATATCGACGGGACAACTCATTCCAACTAAATCCAACTGAATGCTTAACCAACTGTCTTGCTAAGAAAACAGGGCCTGTAACACGAATTGTTACTTGCGCATGGCGGAATGGCGTTATGTGCTTATGCTCTGCAAGAAATTGAACTAGCTTATCATCACGACCACTAAAATTAGTAGACCATGCACCATAAGATACACGAGCAGCATTAACCGTGGTTAAGTCATTACCCATGCAATCAATCAATTCAGCGACAATTTGCTTAGACATTAATCTTTTTCTCCATATATAATTCTGCATGTCGGAAAGCTAGGTCACAATTAGCCTCCGAAATTTTCTTTAAGTTTTTGGCTATATCTGGGCGCTCCATTGCAGCCTTGATTAAGTCAATGGTCAGCAGCTTGAATATCTCTTTTGCAAGTTCATTTAGTTCTGAACTATCAGACTTTGACAATTGTGTGTTCTTCACAATTTCTTCAACAGACTCCAGCCTTTTGTTACTTGCGTATTCATTACATTCGTCGCATATTTTAGACTTTTTGTTGGTCTCGAACACCCTGCTGCAACCAAAGCATTTGTGTTTTCTTAACATGTTGACTCCAAATTATCGCCCAACGGGCAAGCGCAAGGCCGCAGATTTCTCTACGTTAACATCGCCAATTTCTTGACTAGCCTCGTTAATAGTGGGATTTAAATTACACATATCTGTTTCTCAAGTATGGAAATTTAACGGGATGAACCCGCGTGGTTATTAAGTTACTACGCTACAGTCTTTACGACTCTTGTTTACACTTCTTGTGCCCGAACATACCACAAGCAGATTCATCTTGTTAAATTGCCTCTTTTCGCCACGGCGAGGCTACCGACATAAGGGAGATAACACTGGAAATCGCAAACCAGCTTCGATACCATGATTAATATCGAAGAAACCCAGACTTGTATATTTCATTATATTGTCTCGGAGAATGTTTCCCATTCAATCGAATACCTAGGAGGTGTACTCTCGTAGAACATAAGTTCAATACGATGCAACCAATATAAATCTTGGCATATACCAGACCGCTTTTGCATTTTGCAGACGCAGAACTGTACAAGGAAAATGAAATGTTCGTGGATGGATTGCACACCCGACCTCCACTTAGACTCGGTTAATTAATCCGAAGTGGTACTCTCTCTTTGCTGAGCTAACGAACAAGTTTGGTGGACTCGGCCAGTTTGCACCTGACAATGTATCAACGACACGGTTTCGCATATTAACTCTACGAGTCCTTAATTCGAACGGTTTTACAGACCGAAAACTGTAGCAGTTTATTTCCATACTAAGGGCAAATTAAGACTTGGAGTCTCAACCATGAAATGGTGGCGAGTGTGGGATTCGAACCACACGCTGTAGGCTAGCTATGCCTTGTCTCTGACCGCTGGACTAACTCGCCTTGGTAGTTTTACAACGTTCCGGTTGCTGGTTTTTCTTTGTTGTCCATGTCAACGCAACTTTTGTCTAGGGTTGTTCCCGGCCACTGTTCTAGGAAGTGACTACCTAAAGTCTGGAGGCTTTAATCCGGCCCGTTTCAAGTGGGCTATTCTTATCGAACCATCCTGTCGGGTAAGTTCAAATTTGGTGGTTCATTTGATAACCCAGGAACCGTATCAACACTGGGAGGCTTGCTTCGTGATTGAAACTCCAAGAGGCTACTTGGTTCTGTCAGCGATTGATGGTCACCGTTTCGTTCACTCAGGCTGTGGTGTTATTTATTAACAGCACCACATTTCCGACTATAATTTAAATTATGAGTCAGAATTTGTCGCTTGGTTTCTGGAGTCAAAATAGGGATTTCCTTCTTTGAAATCAGAATCAAACTAAAACTTGAACAGCTTGTGTCGATTACTTTGACCTTAGTCTCTGGTAAACTTTGACAACTCACTGTCAACATCGCTATCAGAACTGCGAGACACGTCTTCTGCAACTTTCTTGGAGACGGTGGCAGACTGAACTTGGGCTTCTGATACCTGCTTTGTGGTCGCAATTTCTTGCTCCTTGACCTGTGCTTGCACTTCCTGCTTGCCGGACTTTCGACCGGAAACAAATGCATAACCAATTAATGCCAATACACCAAACACCACAGTTAAGTAGTATTTAAATTTTGCAACCATCACAGTCAGCATCTTCGTCCTCGATTGCTTCTTGGTTTTCAATTTTACGATTAACTTCGACAAGTGCAGCTTCGAAATCCGTTTCTTCGTCGAAGAACTTAGACATATCCATCAATATTTAACCTTTGCATCAGGTATGGTTGTGTACTCAGTGCGTTCCAGAAGTGTTTCATCTGTTACACCTAACATCCAGCCATCCTCCAACCTAACAGCCACAGTGTGTATTTTATCACTTCCATCTTTAATGTAATGACTGAATACACGAAGCATTACATAATCAGGAATATTCTCAACACTGGATGGGTATAAGAACACAGTTCCAGGACGCATGTCCAGTAAGCTGCAATTCTTCCTAGCTTTTCTTGTCTCTACATTCATCAAAGAACCTGTAATAAGTTGGGTTGAACTGGACTCGAACCAGTAACCGTTCACGTTTTCGCTTACTTTTCACAGCTTATACCTGCTACTTTTCTACTACTTCGGTAAACCATCTGACCAATTAATTGTATCAACCCATTGTTTGGTGGCAGCCAAGGATTTGAACCTTTATTATTGGGCCTCGCATTCATGCTTCCCGCCGCCATTGTCTGATGGAAGTTTGTGGAATCGAACCACCATGTCGCATACACATGCCGTCTTACCAACCTCGTGTGGGTCATGCACGGAACTTCCTCTATTTGGTGGAACTCATTTCATCACTCGTCAATCCTCGGCAGCAATTCGAGCCGCACTAAATCAGAGCTGAGTTCCATTATTTGGTGCCTATTGTAGATTACTTTCATCGCAGCGTCACATACGGATATACCGTAACAGCAGCAATACATTTCTTCATACAACAGACAAGTTTGGTACTGCGGAGTGGGCTTGAACCACTGACCTGTCGCTTATCAAGCAACTGCTCTACCTACTGAGCTACCACAGCATTAATAACCTGCCGGAGAATTACTCACGAATAAGGCGAGGTCTTCTTGGCAGGAGATTATGTTTTCGAATCCCGTTTGTTAATCGCAGACGGGAAAACTCTGCGTAGAAATTCGGTGACGAGGCTTCTATTCAACCTCGGAGTTATGCTTACGCAGCAACTCGGATATAATCATCGTTTGCATTTACTTTAATGGTAAAAACAGTCGCGATATTTCCACGGCGAAAACTTCACTATGGACTCTGGCATTTAAGCCAGACTGGGTTACTTTTCGAGGCACTACCCTCTACTTTTCACCACGGTTGCTGAATATAGATTTCACTGGTGCCCTTCCGCACGAAATGCCAACTTGTCTCTAATCTGTTTCACGGTAGTGAGTCGTTACTACTGAATAGGTTCCAAAGGTCTTCTCTGTGGGCACGCACTTCCAATTACTTTCGCCACCCTTATCGGGGGGTGGATTTTCATCCTTTGCACATCCATAGTGAAGCCCACTCACGTAAACTCTCGGACTTTCGTCTGTGGTTTGCACGGAATGGGATTCACGCTTTGCACTCAAATACCCGAACATTTAATCGGGTATTCGAAGTATTAGCAGGCCAGGCCGATTAGAACAGTGGTTGTTCGTCGGTTGCAGGCGCTTGGTCGGCTACGGTTGCAGCTTCAGTTTTCGCTTCTTCAGATGCTTCTGCGCCTTCAACGGCAGCTTCGGCTTTCGGAGTATCGAACACGGTGCGCTCAACAACTGGCTTACCGTTAGCAACCCAAGGCAGGTAGAAGGACAGGAACTCTTCAACAGTGTTGATTTTCATGTTGCGAGAACGGTCGATTGCGCCCAGAGTGTTTACGAAAGCTTCAGCAGCGGCAGAGATTTCAGCGCCGTTTTCCAGTTTGAACTCGTGCGCCAGAGCTTCGTGCTCAGTAGAGAATACAGAACCGTCAGCAGTTTCGAATTGTACAACTTGTTTAGTTACGATAGCCATGTGGCAATTACCTTTTTGTTGAGTAGACTGGTAGCATTATTGTTAGCTACCTTGAGTCAAATGATTTTCTTTTTAAAGAATCAAATTCAAATAATGTGAAAGTGATGCTCCAGTATTAAAAAACAATAAATTAATTAAAAAATAAATTGTCTTTAAAGTTCTACATAACGGCGAATCGCCTCCGCCGCCAACTCGTCAGCTTCCGCTGGGGTCAATTGAGTTGTAATGGAATCCTCGATTCCTTCAATTTGAATGCACACGAAACGTCCGACATTGTAGACAGACATGCGGTTCAATCGGTCACGAATAACAACACCCGCCTCTTCCGCAACTGCCCGCAACAACTTCCACCGAAATGTACGGTTTGGTTTTGCGAAGCCTTTGCGGTTAAAGGTATGTTCCATTAAGCGACCTAACAGGACAGCTTCCATGTTCATTCCTTTTCCAACTAAAGTCTGCAACAAGCACAACGTCAACATTTCATGATTGTTGAAGTGATGTGCTTTATTGAAGTTAAAATACTCTGCTGGAGCATTGGAACGACTGGAGATTCCTGCTTTATAAACACGCTCTGCTTCTTGTGCAGCAACCATCAACAGTTCTGGATTGATGTATTTCATCGCCTGCAAACCAGCGCGAGTTGCTTTGATAATGCGACATGCTTCTACCAGTTTTAATTTAGTCCACTCACCCCGTTTTGATTCAGGGTTATA